AACTTAGGCGCGGTCGAGAGAATATCGTAACGGTTGACATCGCCAATACCCGTAACGGTACCGGCCTCGTGGTCGACCGTATAAATATCGCCAGTAACAACCGGCTCGGTAAACGACCAGCCTGAACCGTTCAGAGTGACACTTAAACCCTCAACCGGGCCGACAACCTCAAAGCTAGGCAAAACGGGCACGTCGCTCGTATTGTTTACGTTAATAAGACCAATAGCCTCCGAGGACGAGACCCGTAGTTTAGTTAGCTGAGGCAAAAGGCCGCGGCCAGTATTGCCAGTCGTAACCTCAAAACTCTCAGTATCAGCGCTCTGCCAATACGGGTTAGGCGCTTGGAAAGACAACAACATACGAGCGAATTGCAGCCCGCCCGTGTCGCCACCATATTCCAGCTCAGCGCCCCCGACATAGTGCAAAGCCATCGTAAGATTACCGCTGTCACGTAAAGCGGTCAGCGTCGTAGCCCCTAAAGTGTCTTGAGTCAACCGGGCAAGTCGGCGCACCTTAGTCTCGACGTCAGTCGCGCTAGATCCGAGCACCGTCACCGGCATATCTATATTCCGTACAGCTCGGCGCGTATAACGGTAAGTGCCACCGTCACGAGCCGACTCGTCAATACGTACCGAGGTCGGCGGAATACCAAAACCAGTAAGCGACGGGTTCAGCACGTAGTTAGTGAGGTCGAAAGTAATCTCGTCGCCGTTAGCGCCAGTCAGCTTATAACCGCTCAAGCCAGTACCCTCGCTCTCGTCATAGCAAGCCGTAGCTCTTGCTCAGCGTCAAAACTCTTATTAGGTGCCGCGTAATAGTTCACCGTACGCTCAGCCCCGCCAGCGTTCAGCAGCGACTCGAACCGGTCGAGCGGTATCACCATTTCAGGCCCAGCCTCACCGATAAGCGCATTAGTCGGGCGGGTAACCACGCCACCCTCGGCAAGCGCGACCCTCGGTAAACTAATCTCGCTCAGGCGTGACAGATTAAAACCGAAACGCTCGCCACCGATATCTGGCACCCAGTCGGGCACCTCGAAAGAAAGCGAGTTAATCGCGTCAATAACGCGGTTCACGCCCTTAATGGCACCGTTTACAAAACCCTCAAAGCCGCCAATCATCGCGTTAATGAGAGTCTCAAAAAAGCTTTTAATACCGTCCCAAGTGTTGCGGAAAAACTCGGCAAAAACCCCGACGGCCTCTATCGTATTCTCTATCGCCGTGATAAAGAAACCGACGGCCGCTACCAGAATCTCTCCGATAATCTCAGCAACCACGACCAGAATCGGCGTAAGAAACTCTATAAACTCGATAAAGAGCGGTAAGAGTCTGTCAATCAGCGGTAGGAAAGCCTCGACGAGATCCATAAAGACCGGCAAGAGTAGAGTAATAATCTCTAGGAAAACCGGTAAGAGTGCCTCGACGATAGGTATAAGCGCCTCGACCAAAGTCAAAAAGAGCGGCACTACGACGGCCATCGCGTCTTGGACAAACTCTATAAAGACCGGCAAAAGGTCGACGATAATAGGTAGCAGCGCCTCGAATAGCGTGACAAAGACCGGCAAAAGCTCGGCCACCATATCCAAGAAAAGCCCGGCAAGCTCTCCAATAATTGGGAGCAAAGGTAGAAACGCCTCGAGTAGTGTTGGAATCTGACCCGCCAAGTCAGTAATAACCGGGGCTAATTCCTCCATCGTCTGGGTAAGAATCGGGCCCATAGTCTCGATAACGGGCAAGAGCTCAGTCGTGAGGTTAGCGAAAGCGCCAAGCAAAGGCCCGCCCACTTGCGCCTGAACGTCCTCAAAGTTAGCCGCTAAAGTACGTTGAGCGTTAGCAAGCCCGTCTTGAGTGTTAGTAAAGTCGCCCTGAACCTTGTCGGTTTGCTCGAGTAGGGCACTATAGCGGGCTTGCTGTTTTTGCGCCTCAGTCAACGGCTCGCCAGCCTCAGCGATACCCGTAGCGTAAGCGTGAGCCTCAACCGTCGCGGCGCTTAAGTCAATACCAAAACGACGTAGCGGTTCAGTCTCACCCGCGAGACCAGACTGGAAAAGCTGTAAAGCCTCGTCGACGTCAAGGTTAAACACCGAGGCAAAGTCAGCGCCACGAGTAGAGAGCGTGTCAATAAAGTCTACGACGCCTTGACCCTCGCCACCGATAGCGGTAGCAAACCCAGAGAATTGGGTAGCGATACTGTTAAACGCGCCTTGAGATAAACCGAGCCGGTTAGCGGCCGTCTCTCCAAGGGTAATAATCTCGCCTGAAACGTCACCAAAAGAAACGTTTACAGCGTTAAGACTTTCCTCTAGATCCGAGGCCGCGTTAACCGAATCTTTAAGAAAATTACCGACACCGGCAGCAGCCAGGCCACCGGCAATAACGCCACCGATACCCTTAAGAGCACCGCCAAAACCGCCCTTAAAACCTTTACCGGTATTCTGACCGGCTTTCTTGCCGACGTTGTTAACGCCCGACATTTCTTTAGCTATAGCCCGCTGGAAACCCTCAGCGACCGGGATAAGTGTTACGTAGGCGTACGCCTGTTCTGCCACTTAAAGCCTCCGTCTCTAGCCTTAGCTAAAATCTCGCGCGCGTCTTTACGCGCTGTACCCTTACGACCGCCACCGTTAGCGTCTTTCCAAGGCCTCGGGTACGGTTTAGGTTTACGTTTACTATTGACCTGAGCGTGTAGGTCATATTGCGCGGCTAGAGCGGCCCACTCGTAACTAATCGGGTGGTGCCAATTATTTATAGACGTTTGGAGCCACGAGGACGGGTCACGGATCAACACCGACACCAAGTAGACAACCTCGGGCCACGGCACCGTCTTACCAAGGTCGTTCAGACCAAGACCGAAACGGTGTCGAAAATCGTAAGTGAAAGCGGGCGTATGGTCGTCGAGTAGTTCGACGACCTTAATTATTCCCCCAGGCTCACGCCCGACGTCCAAGCTTTCATATGCTTAGCAAACTCAGACACCGGCAAAGTATCAAGTACGGCGAGCTCTTTAGCGCTTAAAGTTTGCTCGAGAATGAACCAGCTTTGCTCGGACTCTTTCTCGTGGCGTGCTTTACGCAAGACACCGGTCGGCACGTCGCCAAACTCGGGCAGCTCAATCGTCTTACCGTTATGCTCAATTTTGTAGCTCATTTTGCGGCTTTACCTTTCTATAGTGAGCGGCTCGGTGAGGGGCCGAGGGGGCGTGGTGGACGACCCCCCACCTAGTTTAGACCCTGACCGCCGCCGCAATAACGGCCAGGGCTAGCCTTACGACTTACGGCTCGACAGAGCCAAAGTCACTAAAGAACTTGTAGAAAGTGGTCGAGTCGGTGTCAGCGTAAGCCGTGATAGTCACGGTGTAACCGATAGCCTCACCCGACGCCAGCGTACGCTCTCCCACCGAGGTAATCTCACCCTGAGGAATGTAAGTACGCTCGATGTTAGTACCGTCAATAACGTCAATAACAAACGACTGACGTCCACCGGTAGCACGAGGGTCACCCGTCAGCAAACCAGTCGAAAGCGACGAGCCATAGTAAAGCTCGACGACGTCTTGGTTGGTCTCGATAAAAGTCAGCTCAACCGCGTAAGTACCCTCCGAGACAATCTCGCGCACAAGCGAGCCGTCTTGCCAAGAGCGAATCTGGGTAGTTGACTTGTCGATAGTCTCAACAATTCCGTCGGCCGAGACATATCCAAGGTCGCTAAAACCAGCGTCCAAAGTGTCGTCGGAATACGACGGCCCTGGCAGGCTTGTGGCACCGACATATACGGCACCACTTACGGCTACTCTTACGTTGTCAGAGTCTAAAGCCATTTATTTACTCCTATTCTTTTTAGAGGTCTGTACCTCTATGGTCTACGGCGAAACGCATAAAGCGGCGTTGCGCCTTTAGGTCGGTCACGTCTTGTATCGAACTCTCTGGCACGACGTCGACAATCGGGTTACCGTCGGGTAGATCGTCAAAGACGGCCATAACCGTACGGGCCAAACTTTCAGCGTTAGCGTAAGAGCTCTCATAAACGTTTACACCTATAGAGTCGGTCATAATCGTTTTAGACCGACGTGTACCGCCGTCTCGGCGTAAAATCACTTGGCTACTCGAATCGTCAGCGAGAACACCGACCCGCGTGCTAGTGAAACCTTGAGCCGTAAGCCCAGTCGACAAGCGACTTACAAGGTGGCTCATAATGTCGCTAAAAATTACAGCGTCAGCCATTACGTGCTCGACCTCCGAGGCTTAGGTTTATTAGTCTTTACTTTAAATCCGCGTTGACCGCCAGCAAGGTCGAGAGCCCTAGAAAGCTCGCCCGTATTGGCCTCGTCAAAATCGCTACCGCGAGCGACGACGGCACGAGCACGCCGGCTAGTAGTCGTATACAGCTCTGAGCCAGGCACCGCGGCCTGAACTCGGCGCATACGGTTACGTAGTTCAGACTCGAGCTCAGACGAGCGCAAAAGCTCGCCCATACCCTTAAAGTTAAGTTTAACCTCGCCACCGCCGCCAGGTATTTTACTAGCCACGGTCAGCCTCACGCTGAACGTCAACCACCGTACCCGGTGCCCACTCTCCAAGACCGTCGCGCCAGTCAAAAGGCTCACCGTCAAGCTCGTAGCGTTTACCGCGAATAACAAACTTGTCAGACTCTTGCACGTCATAACCCGAGGGCAAGTAGAGCGTGAGACCGTCGGTTACGACAATCTGGTCGGCGTCAAAATTAGTACCCGACACTCGAGCGGAAACGATCGCCTGAACGGTTGACTCGGTCTCTGTATAGACCGGCTGGCCGTAACTATCGGTAGAGCTCGAACTTAGTCGGACTCGGGTAATAGACTCCATAGTTACCGTTACCAATCGTCGAGGCGGATCTAAAAGTTTTCTCGCGGTAGTAGTTAGCTACCTCAATATCTGACGGGCTCATAAGCACTTGGCGACCGACCGCCCAGTTAGCATAAGACTGGCTGAACGGGCCCACGCTTTGCTGCTGAATACCAGCCGCCGCGTCATCGGGCACGAGCAAAGTCCTCACGACCATACCGGCCACTACAGCGACGACGTCGTCGGGAATAGTGTCGCTACCGTGGTCGTAAGTGACGATAACGGGCGTGTAAGCACCGAGCTCGTAAATTGACTGGTGCCCGTCAAAAGTAAAATCTATTTCTGACCCGTCGATATCGGTCACCGAGGTTACCTCGATAACGGGCCGTTGCACGAGGCGAACTACACCGTCGCGCGGGAAAAGCCTAACCGTCGACTCGTCTACCTCGAACTTTTGTATCGCACGCTGGACAAACATAGCCGAGGCGTCAGTAAGCCAGGCGTTAGCTTGACTGGTCTCGCTTGCTGTCAAAGCTCGGCCGAGTCGCGCCTCGACGTCGGCAATAGTAGCTAAAGCCATTTATTAAGCCTCTCGTAGAAAATCTTGGCGCGGCGTAGAGAGGGCGACCCGTAGGCCGCCCCCTCCAAATTGGCTAAAATTAGCCAGTAAAGTAACGGTAAACCGCGTCAGACTTGAGCACCTTGGCACCGTACACGTTAAGACCGCGGACGATGTCCGAGAACTTAGTGGGGTTACGCAAAGACTCAAGGCTCTGAACCTGGTTCACAAAAGCCACCATCGACTGGTGGTAAGCGAACGCGCCGTTAGTGTTACCGCTGTAGTCAATCAGCGGCGACTCGAGAACGGTGAAACCGTAGAGACGGCCAATAACACCGTTACGGAGCTCGCTGTCCTGACCAGCAACCGAGACGTCGTCCAAGCCCTGAATGAGCAAGTCGGCGAACTCGGGGGAGACCACGAGGTAACGACCAGCGGCCGGCACCTTGTTGTCGGCCATAGCCTTACGGATCGCGCGGACAGCAGCCTTAGCGGTGTCGGCGTCGGACACAGTAGCGCCGCCAGCGTTCGCGTCAGTCGACCCGTTCAGCATAATGTCAAGCAGGTAGTCCTCGGCGTCCTCAGCAAGCGCACGACCGGCAGAGTCAACCCAGGGGGCGAACTCAGAGCTAGCCTGCACGCGGTCGACGTCGTCGACGTTCACAGAGAAAGCCTTTTCCTGGTCAATGTCAAGCTCGACCTCGGTGTCGTTGAGAGCCTCAGCCGAGATAGTACGGCCAGCGCCCGCGTAGTCGACAATAGTCGGGGTCGTCGCGTTGATAATGTGAACCTTTGAGCCAGAGACCACGTCACCGGTAAAGGCGTTGTTAAGGGTGGGAATAACCACCTGGTTCGAGATAAACGACTGGGTAACCCCTGCCGCCCATACCTCGGGAATAAAGTTGTCGATAGCCATTTAAGCTACACCTTTCTTATTTATACTTTGCCCATAAGAGCGTCAAGGCGACCGTCTTTACGTGCCGCCAAAATCTCCTCAGGGCTCATAGTTGCGAGCTCGTCTCGTGAGCGGATAGCCGCGAGAGTGCCCTTTTGTCCTCGAGCGCCCTGACCCAAGTCGGGTTTAGGTGCCTCGGTAGTCGTGCTGTGAGTCTCGACCCACGTCGCAATAGCCTCGCTGTCAATATCGCCGTCGGTAGTAATAAAGCTGTCTTTATTAAACTCAAGAATCGCGTCACCAATAAGGTTACGACCCTTAAGAGCTCCCTTAAGCTCAGCCTCTACCATTTTCTCGGCATACTCGAGCCTGACGGCCTTAGCTGTATCCTCTTTAGTTTGCTCAATTAGGCGCTCTTGCTCTGTAAGCTGTGCCTTACGAGCCTCGTCGAGCTCTTTGCTCGCCTGGCTGTAAGTTTTCTTCAGCTCTTTAAGCTCAGCCCTTTGCTTAACCAAAGTCTTGACCAGCGGGTGATCGTCGGGCAATTCCTCATACCCCGTATCCTCTACCACCGTCTCGGCGGCCTCAGGCTCGGGCGAGGTTTCCGTATTTTCTGTTACTGTATCGTCTTGCGACATAGGGTTTACCCTCCATCTCGGTTAGGTATCGACTCGTCTCGAGTCGTAGCCAGCTAATAGGTAGCTGGAAAATTAAAAGTCGTTAGGGCCCGTAAACGCTTGGTCTCGCCACGTTAAAGTCGGGCCATACTCGCCGTGGTCGCGCGTGGCAATAATGTCGGTAAAGTCGGCAAGTCGTTGCTCGTCCTCATATTGCACAAACTTGCCAATACCAGCAGCGCGGGCGTTACGATCCGATACGCCAAGCTGAGTAACTAGCGCCTCGTGGACACTTTCTAAACCCTCAGGGTCGATTACTTGACCAGGGTCAAAGTCGCCGTAAATAGGTTCCTCGCCACAATCGCAACCAGGGTGGATAGGTTTAAGCTCGCCACGTGTATACCGTTGAGTGGCAGCAATAGCGCAAAGGGCGCAATTCTCAGAGCCGGTCAACACTCGACGGTAGCCGACGATATTACTGTTAGCGCCTCGCTGGTTTAAACCAGACTGGCGACTAGCAAGCTGTACGTCGGTCTCTGCAAGCACCGCGGCTCGGCTAGCGCCTTGCTCAATAGCGGTACGTAAAAGCGACCCAGCCGACAGACCCGTCCAAGTCTCGACAAAAGGCCGACGGTACACCTCGCGGGCGTTAGGGCCGTTACGTAGAATCTCGTCAGTATAGTCGCGTGGTCGCGCCTCAACCGGCGTGAACTCGACGCCGTTAGCTTGAGCGACTTGCTGGTAATAGGCGACTTGCAAGTTAGCGGCCTGCAATTTAAGCCCGTCAAGTTGCGGGCCGACAATCTGCAAAAAACGCGGAATATCGTCGTCGCGCCACGACCCTAAGTTTCTAAAAACGTTACCGGCCACTCGACCAGCGCCTCGCACAAGACGAGTATTTAAGCGGTTATAGCCGTCGCGTATCTCTGCAAGAGTCGCCACGGTTACGCCTCAGGCAAGCCCTCGAGTCGCGTCACCTCAGAATAACGGGCACCGAAAACGGCCGCGGTAGGTTGCCACTCGCCGGCGACTAATTCCCAGCGTCGAATCTGTACGGCCGGGTTATTCTCAGTCGCGTTAATCGCAAAGTCTGAACCCTCAATACCGAGGACACCGCCAGTCATAATATGCTCGACTTGACCGACACCCTGAGCGAACTCGACGACGTCACCGTTAGCAATATCGCGGAATTGGTCGACGACTTGCTCGGCACCCGGCTCAGCGGGGGCCTCAGGCTGTCCAAGTAGCGCCTCGGTAAGTAGTTGCTCACCGGCACGCTGAACCTCCATCTCGGCAATCTCAGCGGGTGAGAATTGACCGATAAGAGACATACGCGATCTAAACGGAATATCCTGGAACTTAGAGTTAGCGTCGGCACGCTCAGCAAGCGAGTACCGCTCGGCCGGTTTCCACAAAGGCTCGAGATCTATAAGGCTCGCACGCTCGTCGTCGCCAGTCCAACGGAATAGCAGCGACATAACTTTAGACCAGCCAGGCGTAGCCCGCTTAATACGGTCTTCAGTCTTAAAGACGAGACCCTCACGGGCAAGCTGGGCACCCTCAGCTGAACCGTTAGCACCCTCAGGGGTAAAGTAATGCATAGGTGTACGAGTGACGGCCGCAAAGTCTTGCACGTCGGCTCGGACAGCTTGCAAAATACCGCTAATTTCAGCCTGACCGAGCTCGTCAACGTCGGCACCCTCTGGAATCATCCACAGCGAGCCAGCCGACGACTCGAAAATACCGTTATAGTCAATTTCGTTACCGTCGGCGTCGTGAGTGGGAAAATCACCCTTGAGTACGCGCTGTCTAAACGCTTGAGTCGTAGCGATAACCAAGCGCTGTAAAATCATATGGTTAACGCGGTCGATAATGTCAATATACGGCTCGTACTCGCCCACCTCGTCGGCGTTAGAGAACTTGACAACCGGCACCTCGCCCAGCGGGTTAGCCATTTCCTCGAGTAATTGCCAGCCGTCAGTATCGTATATATTCTGGTCGGCTTGCTTTACAAAAACCTCAATAACGTCGGCCATATAGGCGTAAAGGTAGTGTGTACCGTTTTCGCTGAACACCTTAACCGCTGAAAGCACTTTGTTAGGCTCTGTAGGGCTCGTGTAGGCGCAAACTTGCCGGGGGTCTTCCACAGAGACCACGGGAAAGTCCGAGCCCTCAGGATAGCCCACAATCGCGTACGCGGTACCGAAACGCAAAAAGTACGAGTGGAGATCCGCGCTCAAATAGTCAAGGTGGTTAGCTTTCCACAGTCGACGAGCCTCACGGTCACCATTCTCGTCGTCCTCGGCTCCAGTCCTAAACCCGCCAATAACCATACGTTCACGTACAGCAGCCACAGAAAGCTGGGCAAGGTTCAGACGGGCTTTACGCTGAAAACGCCGGTAAGCGCGAGACTGGCCCTCGGCCGACTCGGGTAACGGCGCGTCGCCATCGTAATAACGCTCGAGTAAATTGTAGTGAGCTTGACGACGAGCCAAAGTCTTTAATAGACCTTGCTGACTCTTATTAAGCTGGGTAGCCATTTACAAATAGTCCTAACGTATACGACGTGGCACAAAAGTAGAGCGCGTGGCCTCACCTTTGGATAACGCAATTAGTCTCGCCTGGTAAGCCAGCACAGCACTAACGGCCGCGTCTATCTTGTCGGCGCTCTCGGGCGTACTTTTTGCGATCGTCACACCGGAGCGACCGACCCGCCTACGAGCGTTTAAAATATGTCTAGTTAAAGCGTGAGAGCCATCGTGTCTAAGCTCTTTATCAACCACGGCGGTCTGGAATTGCTCGACAGCCCTCACGACAAGGTAAGACCGGTTACCGGTCATCCACCAAGCTATCGGGTTAGACTGGCTTGCGCGGGCTTTAAGTTTCTTACCGTAATCGGCCTCCCACTTAGCCACGTAAGACTCCCAGCGGGCCGGGTCGGCAAAAAACCCGACCACGTTATACCGCTCGAAAGCTTGCGCGACCTCCCAGTCGACCTCGTCAACCGGTACAGCCCAACCGTCGCCAGCGGGCCCGTTAGGTTGCTCCCACACTTTAATCTCGAAAACAAAACCGTCAGACACTCGACAGCCAATAAGAGCCGTAGCGTCAGTCACACCGCGAGAGCGTTTACGTGAACCGTCAAACCCAAGCGTAATATCTTCACCCGGTTTAACCGTGTCCTCAAGTAGACAACTATTCCACTCGGGCGCGGTAAGCCAAGCGTCACGAGCCGAGGTCGGCTGGTTAAAGTAGTAGCGGCGTGAGTCCGACGGATCGTTACGCGGGTCGTAAAACTCGGACACAATACGGTCAACGTCCATTACTTGAGAAAACGGCCCGTAAGCCTCAGTAATGCCCGCCCTAATCTGAGCCTCGTCGGTTAAATCTATGTCGGCGTCGGCCTCACGGTGGTCGAATAAAAGCCGTTGACGTTTCGACTTGCCCTCAGTAATCAACTTAGCGAGGTCGTGAGTTTCCTCAGCAACACTTTTCTCGCCCGGCAAATACATCGTCGACGTTTCTAAAGACCACGGCTCAGCGGCCTTACGTTTAGCAAGGTTACGCCTAACGGTCTGATACATACGCTTGAGTTCAGGCCGCGCCATAAGGTGAGTCTCGTCAAAGACCACCATAGACTCGCGGCCACCGTCTTTAGAGCTATTAGCCGCCGTCGACGGCACAATTTCGCCACCGCCTGGTAAGAAAATACGGGTAAGCCCAGCAGCGTCGCGGGGCAAACCCTCGCCTAGAGGGCCCTCGGTCAAGTTAAAATAAACGTTGTCGTAAGTGTTACCGGCCTGGCTTTCTTCAGTCGCCAGACATCGGATAAACGGCGCGGTCACCGGTTTACCTACCGGCTCACCTTTGCTATACGTGTATAGCAACCCGTTACGCTCGTAAGTTTCACCCTCGGCCGCGTAATGACTGAACCGAGCCGGGCCCAAAGCCTCGAACAAAACAATAAAGGCAGCGAGCTCAGACTTAGCGCGACCCTTAGCCCGTGAAAGAAAAGCCGAATCGTACAGACGACGGCCAGACTCGTCCAACCCGTAAACGTCCACAATAAAAGCCGTAAACTCGTCATCAAGTTTTAC